GTATGCGTTACCCATCGAACTGAATTTCTCAAGTTCGATAGTAACACCCTGGAACTCAACGCTTTCCGATCGGAATTGGTCCAATAAGTTGAACCAACCCTGAGGGAGAAGCGACATGACAAGGGCGTAAGAGACAGTGTCACTAGCACTAGATAGATCCACAGTGGCAAGACTGCCATCGATGGATCCGGCTAAGGCTAGCGATTGATTTACACCCTGATCACGGAGGTTGACACCAAACAAACCGAGCCGATTCTTCATGTAGGTCCCAATCCCCTTTTGCCCTAAGGCATTGAGGGAAGGCTCTACACAAATCGTTCGATCCGTTTTCGATGTCTTTGGAACAAAACCTAACCTAGCAGGCCGTACGGTAACTGGAACTGTCCAACTCTCATCCGAGTGTTTGACGGCAACAGCATCGCACCATAGAGGGAATTCCTCAAGGAATAACCCTAGACTGCTAGACAAGGAATTGCTACACTGCATTGGCGCTGCAAGTTTCGATCTGAAACTTGCGACACGCCCGACGACGTTAGTCGACGCTCCAGGCCCGAAAAGAAATGGCATGTCCTCGAAACTAGGCACAGGACCAAGGATACTAGCGATTATACGTTGAGCAGTGTACAATACACTGGCAACGTCCCATTTGGGACGCTCGTTCCATAATCTCGTGTTCGTCTCGAGGCATTTCTTCTCCGCAGCTATGAACTTGAGGACAGCTTCACGCTCACGGTTATACCCTAAATCAAGGAATGCTTGCTTTTCAACAAGCCCCTTAATTTGACGGGCGTAACAGTAATCGTTAATCTGACTCTCGTCCATCACTGACCCGTCGAGTTTAAAATCGACGAGCTCGCGATAAGCACCTTTCTGAACAAGAGTGTTAAGTTCTTGACAGATTGGACCGCCTAACGCTGCGCACTCAGTGGAGAGATCCCGGATGAGGGAGAGGGTTTCCCCTCTCCCCCGTGATTCCTCGAACCTTTTCATAGCTTCTCCTTATAAAGCCATAAAAGAGGGCTGCCCAGAACTTTTTCCTAGTTCGGAGCGATCAGGCTAATGAACGCTTGCGTAATCGGAAGCACGGAGTTCTTCCATGCATCCGCAGCAGCGTTGTTCGCCAGAGTGCCGGTATTCGTGGTGCTGGACGCACCTTGGAGAATACCTGCACACATCCGGATGGTATTTGCACGGTCCGCAGTTGTACTGCGAGCCGGAGCAAACAACGTCACAATCCCAACCATGACATATGCCACGGAAGGGGGAGCGACGTAACCAGCGGATGTACCCGAG